GTGTGTCTATTGTTTGTGCCTGCTGTGCTGTCCACCATACAAATGCACTTACTTGCATAACGATTGCTATAACAACACCTATTCCAAATTTTGCGTTCATTTTATTTCAAACTCCAAGTTTTTATGATCCGGATAGTTTACAACTATTAGACCTTCCGGACACAAGTAATCTATGTGAGCAAGCAATGTTGCAGTGCCAGGTTTTATCATATCAATGTGTTCTTTGTCTATTGTAAAAGAAAATCCAAACTTGTCTATCTTATCACTTGCAGGTCCTGAAAATTTTGCTATGCTGGGTATTGCCTTGTGTACCATAAACTTGCTGTCTTTTACTTCAAGTGTAAAACCTTCAACACTGCAATCATCTCTGTACTTTTCACGAGCAACAATCACATCAAAAGTTCCGCCAGCAGGTGCATCTGTCACACTGAAATGTTCTGGTGCCCAGGCTAAAATTTCTTTTGATTCTAATTTGTCCCATAATGTGTAACCGCCGCCTATAAGTGCAAATGTTGCTGTAACTACACCTATGCCTTTAGTTATATTCTCAATGTCAAATACCCACATCGAATATCCTTTAAAGTTATATACTACGTTTATTTATCAAGAATAAAGGGCGATGTTGCCACCGCCCTTGTTGCCGTAATTTATATTAGTTTAACTTAGAATGCAAAGCCAACTGTTACAGATGGAGTAAACTCTTCTGAGTCTAGGTTGTAGTTTAGTTCTGTACCTAGATCCAATCCTGCAACTGTGCGACCGTATGAAGCACCTACGTTTTGTAGTGCGTCTGTGTCATCACCATTTAGATATGCTGTAACACCCATCATAGCGCCATCAATTTCGTATGCAACTTGCTCGTCTGCTGAACTATATGTTAGTGTTGAACCTAGCATAACGTTTGCAATTTCAACACCATCTGCACGACCACCTAGCATATACTCTTCTGAGTCTAGGTTATAATCGCCACTTGCTGTAACTGAAACAAGCCCTGCACCTACTGTGTAAGCACCTTGAACATTTGAAATGTCTGTGATGTCTGCGTTCCAATCTGTTAGGCCTACTGCAACTTGTGCATCGCCTAGAGATACTTTAAGTGATTCTTCCATTGCTGGTGCTGCTAGTGTTGCACCGTTTTCGCCTTCAACAAATATACCATCTTGGTCACCAAATGATACTGTTGCTCCTGCAACGTCTGCACCAATTTGCCATTGGTCTAGTTCAAAAGAACCTCCGTCCACTGATTCAACATTGAATGAGCCAAATGCTAGATCACCTGCACTTAGGCCTGCACCTAGTGTAAGAGTTGCTTCTGCATCTTTGTTAACTTCAACTTCCATTGAACCAGATAGCACTGATTCTGCGTTTGCTACAGTCGCGGCCATTGCTGCGGCTGCTGCTAAAATAAATACATTGCGCATTAATTTACCTTTCGTTTGTTTTTATTATTGCGTAGAAAAGGGCAAGTGATCAGCTTGCCCTTTTGACTTGTTATTTATAACACTTTTTGCTGCATTTGCAAAATATGAGTGCATAAAGTGTATTAGTGTTACATCTGAGCAACACCTGTCAACCCCCAGGAACAAATTCTTTTGGAGTATACCAAACCTTTTGATGATGTATGCGTCCAAGCAGTTCTTGTATCTCACGCATTTCTGCTCTTAACTGTTCGCTGGTATCACCTTGAGCAATGGCTAAACCTCTACGGCCAGCCTTTGCTCTTAGTGCTGATTCTATAACCTCAATGTCTCTTACTGTAAGTTCAAAGTTATTGTTTGGTTTCACTGAGCTTCGCCCATAGACTGCAAGTAAGCAATAATGTCTGCACGTTTAGCTTCTTTCTTTTCTTTAAAGTTCATCTTTGTACCTTTGACTAACTTCTTAGAATTTGTAAGCCATCCATCCATTAGCTCTGGTGTCCATTCTGGATTATCAGCCGCCCATTTAGCAAAGCCTTTTGAATATTTAAAGTCTTCTACACCAACACCGCGGTTCATAATGTTCCATAGATTGGGTCCAACTTTATTTTTACCGCCTTCTTCGACGCTGTGACAACTTGCACATTTCTTAAATGCTTTTTCGCCTTTGGCAACATCGCCTGCAAACACTGGAGTAGCAAGTACTGCCGCAACTGCAATCGTTGATAGTAAGTTTCTCATCCGTGAGTCCTTTCTCTATTTGGATATTTAAAAGTAACACAGGTCTACTAGAAAGTCAACCTGTTATTATTGTCTCCTATACAAAAGAAAAGCACCCGAAGGTGCTTTCCTGCTATTTTTGGTAACAAGGTATAACTACCCCGTAGCGATCAAGCCGCTAATGCCATCTCTGGCGCACGATTGTCATTTGCAATTGTGAATTTTGACCAATAACGCAGTCATCCGGTTAACTCCACTTCACTACAACACTGGTCGATCCTAGTTCATCCCCACCATAAGCACACTCAGTAAATGTGTTTATGGTGGAGATGCGCGGTACTGCCCCGCGGTCCCATATGCTTTCACGTTGCTTCAACGCTAACAGTTTATTTATACTACCACTTGGCTACTGTTGTCAACCTTTTTTGGCTTCTAATTGCATCCATAATGCGAAGTATTTGTTTCTTTTTATTGCCAGGGCGATCATAATGATTTTTTGAAGCCCAAGTTTTATCTGCTTCTAGTTGTTCGGCAAATTTTTCACCTAATAATTTTTCAAGGTAAATTAAGTCTGTTTCAGTTAAATCCTGTATTGCTCGCGATACCATTTTGTTTTTCTTTCCAAGCTAGTTCGAACTGTTCGTCGTAATCGTACAACGGAGCGCCGCTACTTCCAGCAATCCATAAGCGTCTAAAGTATCCATTTGCACTTGCTACAACTGTTTCGGGAGATGCGTCAAGGTGGCCTTTAACTAGGAAAAATAATCTGTATTCTTCTTTAAGGTCATTTCTTAACATACTGTATTTACAAAACTGTTAAAATGTTGCGCTAACATTACTCTTTTTTTGGCTTCTTTTTCTTTCCATAAAAACTAGTGTTATATTCTACTACATCACTTTTTTTATATTTTTCAAATTTTGTAACTTTGTTCGTCTTAAGAAATTCATCTATTAATTTTTGTTCTTCTTCAGATAGGGTTCGAGGTGGGGGATTCATTTTGTACCTTTCAAAAAAAAGGGTTGATGTAATCAACCCTTCTTTAATTACATTGCGTTCTTTTTTTCTTGGATTTCTGCTCGACGATTTTTAGTTAGTTTTCCTAAATCGCCTAGTGCTTTGCGAGCGCGAGTAGCTGCTGCCTTTACACCTTTTTCTTCGAACGTTTCGTGTTCTTTAAGATAGTTATTAAATGCCAATACGATTTCTTCGTGTGTTGGTTGTGTCATACATTTTCTCCTGTAATGATTTTATATATTTTTTTCCAATCCCACACACAAATTGCATCACCTTGATAATCTTTGTTGTGGTTATGGTTTACTAAAATACCGTTGAGTCCTATACTTATACCAAGATCAACGTTTTGTGGTTTATCTTCGATCCAGTAACATCTCGAATCTCGATAACATTCAAGTGCTTCGTCTTTGTCTGCACCTGTGTCTAAGTAAACAAACTTTTCAAAAACAGTAGGTCCAAACATTTCAATCAAGTTCTTTGTACGCAAATGCTGTGCATAATAATCGTCACTTAAACTTGTAATTGCGTGAAACACATATCCGTGATCTTCGTGTAATTTTTTTACATACTTAATAGAATCACGTAATGGTGGAAGTTTACGTATCCACGCACTTTCGTTAAACATACGGCATAACTTCTTTGCTTCGTCTTTTGAAATGCCGTATTTTATATCCATATTGTAATTGCCGTCTGCAACTACCTTATAACCGTGTTTTGCCATCCACCGACCGTATGCATATTCCCAATCAAACAATACGCCGTCACAATCAGTTAAAATTACTTTATTTTTCATTGAGCCTCTTTCTTTGCCTTATTTTTTATGATAATTTACAATAACACAAGAAAGAACATTTGTCAACCGTTTTATCCGCCAGCGAATACGTTTGGTGATCCTGCGGCAACACTTGTACAACCTGTAATAGCATCTCCAATTCTACCACATCCTTTGTTGTTTATAAAGACTGTAGTAGATCCAATTGTAATCGGAGCAGCGTGACTTGGACAAGGATTACCTGGTAACTTGTGTCCTGTATTATTATCGCCTTGACGACTTATTAGAATGTTATTTGCATAAACATCAGGACTGTGTTGAGCTCTAGTCATACCAGAGCAATGTGCAACATCTGCATCACCTTTGCGAGTTACTGCGGGCATTTTCTATCTCCATTAATACTTGTAACTTTGTGTTCCAAGACTCTATTTCCTCGTGCTGTTCGTGTGTATGAGGTGGTTCTGGTATCTCTGGTAAGAATTTTATTACGTGATCAAAATCATCAGGTATGTCATCATAATCTGTATAGGTTTCTAACTTACCATTTCTTTTGATCACAAACTCGTGTGCCATTTATACCTCTTAAACCATTTGTATACCACTTGTGCTATTCACATATTGTTTTGCCATTTCGGCATCTGTTTTATGTACAACTAACACTGCATTTTTATTTATTTTTAATTTTGCATCTGGATTAATAGTAAAAGTAAAAGGTCCTAAACCAATACCTTGTCCTGTTGCCATAATGGTCATTGGTTTTTCAATTGTGATAACATTATCGTTTTCTTCTAAAAATCTACATACAAGTTCTTCGCCTGCTGTTGTTTTAATCGTAATAGTATCTGTTGCCTTGTAAGGCGTTTCAATTATCATAAAGTATGTCCTGTTCCTGTGTAACCTGTGTCTTCGATATAGTTAATAAACTGCTCGTATCCTCCTACTTTAAGACCATTAACAACAATCTGTGGGAAAGTACGTGCGGCTGGAAACTCTTCGAGAACTTTTTCTCGTTCGAAGTCTTTGCCTAGTTCTAAATATTCATATTCGAATCCACGTTGTTCACATAGTGCTTTGGCTTTTGTGCAACTAGGACACGCTGGTTTACCCCAAATGTGTATCATAAGCTAAATCCTTTTAAACTGTCTTTGTCTACATCTTGTTTAATGCCGCCAATAATGTATGACTCAACTTCTGTCTCCTGCGGAGCAACCTGCAATCCTGAGCTAGATAGCCAATGTTGTGTCCAAGGAAGAGGGTTAGTATTTACTGGTTGATCAAATATTGCATTGAATCCCAGTGCCTTTAGTCTACGGTTTGCGATGTACTCTACATATTGATGTAACAATGTACTGTTGAGTCCAATCATAGAACCGTCTTTGAACAGATAGTCTGCCCAATCTTTTTCTTCTGCAACACACTCGCGCCATAGATCATATACTTCTTCTTCGCACTCTTTTGCAATCTTAGCCATCTCTGGGTCGTCTTTACCTTGTGCCCAAAGTTTTAGTACGTGTGTGCTAAGTGCCAAATGCTGTGCTTCGTCACGAGCAATAAGACTAATAATCTTTGCACTGCCTTCCATTAGTTTTAGTTCGCCAAATCCAAATGTACAAGCAAAACTTACATAGAAACGCAAGCCTTCTAGAATGTTCACAGTCATCATTGCAAGATACATTTTCTTTTTAACATCGTGCAAGTCGCCTTCACCACGGTGGAAGTATGCATCTGCTGCTTCGTTAAATGCATCATAGTGTTTAGTAACACTTGTTGCACGAGCAATAATCTTTTCGTCATCTAGAATAGTGTCAAACACTTCTGCAGGGTCAGCATACACGTTCTTCATAATATGTGTGTAGCTACGTGAATGAATTGTTTCAAAGAAGTCCCAAGTAACAATACATCCTTCTAGTTCAGGAAGCGATACGTGTGGCAAGAATGCCAGGCACGGACCACGACCTTGGACACTGTCAAGAAGTGTTTGGTATTTTAAATTAGCAGTAAAGATATGCTTTTGCTCTGGACGGAAGTTAGCAAAGTCAGCACGATCTTTTTGCAAACTAACTTCTTCAGGCCGCCAAAAGTAACCAAGCATAGTCTGGTTAAGTTTGTCAAACACAGGAAACTTAAACGTATCGTAACGCTGTGTGTTTTGGTCTTCACCGAAGAACATCGGTTGCTTAGTAAAATCTACTTTTTCTTTATTAAATACGGTCTTTGCCATTATACTTCCTCTGTAACTGTCTATATATAGTACACTGAATTTAGTATACTGTCAACCTTTATATTGCGCAAGCCTCACAAAGCTCATCATCGTCTGTAGCTGCACTAGGTTGTAACTCAACTTGCGGCTTTTCATCTTCTAGTTCACTAGGATCAGTTTTATAATCATAAGTGTTTTGATAATAAGAAGTTTTCCATCCGTATTTGTATGTATTCAATAGATCTTGTAGCATTACACTCATAGGCACTTCGTTATTTTCAAAGTGTGTTGGATTGTAACTCCAGTTACCTGAAATTGCTTGATCAAAGAACTTTTGCATCACTGCGACTGTGTTGATATAACCTTCATTGTTTGGCATATCCCAAAGTAGTGTATAATAATTCTTTAGTGTTTGATACTGTGGAACAATCTGCTTAAGAGGCCCCTTCTTGGACTTCTTAACGGACAAGTATCCTCTAGGTGGCTCAATTCCATTAGTTGCATTCGACACAACGGAACTGCTCTCCGATGGCATTTGTGCGGACAAAGTTGAGTGCCTGAGTCCATATTCTTTAATGCTAGATCGTAAACCATCCCAATCATAATTAAGTTTGTTCTCCACAATAGTATCAACATCTTTCTTATATGTATCAATAGGAAGGATGCCATCTGAGTATTTAGTACGGTCAAAGTACTCACAAGCACCTCTCTCCTGCGCTATTTTGTTGCTGGCTTTTAACAAGTAATATTGGAATGCTTCTGTTAGATCGTGTACTAATTTCCAAGCACTGCTATCTGCATAGTTTACTTTGTTACGAGCAAGATAATGTGCTAGTCCAATGTAACCAATGCCTAAACTACGTCGAGCTTTTGTTGAAATTTCTGCTGCCTTAATAGGATAGCGTTGATAGTCGATAATTTCTTCTAACGCCCTTACTGCTAGATCGCATAATTCTTCTAAGTCATTTAGATCTTTAATAATGCCTACGTTAATTGCTGAAAGAATACAAAGTGCAATTTCTCCGTTTTCGTCATCGATATGTTCTAGAGGTTTTGTAGGTAATGTAATCTCTTGACACAGATTGCTCATATAAACTGTATCTTTGAACGAGCTGTGTGTATTAGCGTGATCAACATTCATAATATAAATGCGTCCTGTTTCGGCACGTTCTTTAATTAGAGCAGAAAACAAATCCATTGCATCAATTTTCTTTTTCTTAATGCTAGTCTTACGCTCATATGATTCGTACAGTTCTTTGAACTTGTCTGCATCACCAAAGTATGCTTCGTAAAGTCCTGGTACATCGTGTGGAGAGAACAATGTAATTTCACCTCCACTTAATAAACGTTCATACATTGTTTTATTCAATTGGATCGAATAGTCTAGTTTGCGTACACGGTTGTCTTCAGTACCTTTGTTGTTCTTTAGCACAAGGATGTCTTCAATCTCTTGATGCCAAAACGGGAAATGTGTAGTTGCACTGCCGCCACGTACACCATTCTGTGTACAGCAACGTACAGTTGCTTCAAACTTCTTTAGGAACGGAATGATTCCTGTGTGTGCTACTTCTCCGCCTCTGATTTTTGCATTGACGCCTCTGATGCGTCCTGCATTGATTCCGATACCCGCTCTCTGTGCAGTGTATCTACCAATTGACATATCACTAGCGAAGATACTATCAAGGGTGTCGTTGCTATCAACAAGGACGCACGAAGCAAACTGTCGCACAGGTGTTCTGACGCCGGCCATAACTGGCGTTGGGATATTGATTTTAAAAAGTGAGGTCGCATCATAATATCTCCTTACGTAATACATACGTGTTTCTTTTGGATAGTTAGCAAATAGTGTTGCTGCAATCATCATATACATAAACTGAGGAGTTTCAAAGATCTCGCCATTGGAACGATCTTGTACTAGGTACTTGTCTACAACTTGACGTAAGCCTGCATAGGTAAAGTTTTCGTCACGCTTGTGATGAATGTAGCTGTCTAAACGGGAAATCTCTTCATCAGTGTATTTTTCTAAAATTTCTGAATCATAAACACCGCGTTCGATATTTAATTCAATCATTTCTTTTAGAGTAGTTGCTTCGTATCTACCAAACACTTGTTTATTAACACCGTAACTTAATAGTCTAGCTGCGGCAAATTGATAGTTAGGATTGTCTAAGCTAATAAGATCGTTTGCACTGCGTACAAGAACTTCTTGAATTTCATTTGTAGTCATACCATCATAAAATTGTATGTTAGCATTCATTTCAATTTGACTACTACTTACTCCAGCTAAACCTTCGCAAGCGTGTTCTACTACTTTATGAATTTTGTCAATATTCAAGTGCTCTTTAGTACCGTCACGTTTGACGATCATAGTTCCGTTAGACATATTACTTCCTCTTCTTGTTCTGTTTAATTGGGTATTTATTGTATTGGTGGCATCTTATATTCAAGTTCAGAGTAGGCAGTTTCTGGTATTTCATTTCTATGAACATAAGTGTCTCCGTTGAATCCGATGACATTGTCATCAACATATAATAGATAATATGTGCTTGACTTTTCGTTGTCTCGTACAATATGTATCTCATAGGCCGCTTGGGATAAGCAGTCAGTTAATTGCAAGGTGTAACAAATTGCAAGTATTTTTACGAAGGGACAATAATTATTTTCCTTCAAAAGTTCCCAAGGATCAGGCCAAGTACTTTGACTATAAGGATCGCAAGCTATCGTGATCAACGTAGCTTTATTATAGAAATCAATTGTATCTTGAATAGGATTTAAAGAGGACTCAAGAGTCTCTCGAAAGTCTCGCCACGCCTGAAGTCGTTCTTCGTACTTTTTGTTAAACATCTAAACCTATTATGATTTTGATTTAATTTTAAAGGTTATAGTTCCATCATCACCATTAGTTAAGTTTAACATAGTTATGGCCAATGTGTCAACCGTTCCGTCGGAATTTTCGTCATATAATGCAGCACTAAATTTTAAATTTTGCTCGTATGTTGTATCACCTGTATAAACATAATCATCTGACATAGAAATATTATTATTTTCAGGATCTGCCATAATTTCTATTGTGCCGGTTCGCTTGCCGTTTATTGTTCTACTTGTATAACTGTATTCAATGACATAGCTTCTTGCTGTTGTTGCACTAAGGTTACAAAACTTAATTGCTTCGGTTACTTCGCCTATATCAATTTGATATGTGTAACCTACTTCTGATATATTTGGTCCAGAAATTTCTGCAACAAAGGGATAGTTAACTAGATACTCACTACTGAAACTTAATTCTTCTGTTCTTTTAAACCAATCTCCTTCTGATTGGTTGAGTGCATTTTGTCCAAAATCAATATTAGATGTTTGTGCATTTCCGTATGTGCCGCCGTGATTACCTACGTTGTAAAATTTGTTAGATTTACTTGTGTTGTAGTATCCTCTAATAATTTTGATACCTTCTCTATAGATATTATCAAAAGTACAATTTTCAATTGTATTATGTATTGGACCACTATTTTGACCTTGTGTGCCAATTACAGTGTTATATCCAAATATAATACCTGTGTCAGCAGTATCAAAATTACAATCAATAAACTTATTTCCACTTACATCAAAGTCAGAATAAACACCGTCACTGTGCGAATCAATATCAATTCTTTCAAATACGTTGTTGTTCGAACTAACCAACGAACTTAATGATATTAATCTAATTGCTGCACTTGTTCTTGAATTATCCCCTAAGTTATAAGTTCCTTTAAATCTTATATCATAGAAGTGGCTATCTTTACAACTTACAAGAGCAAGACCATCTTGGCTTGATGTTTGTATAGTCATACCCGATATCTCAATATTTCTTGCCTGGTTTAATGTTGTGCTAGTACTATTGTCTGCATAAACTCCTGGTGTGCTTGTTTCATTTACTGTCTGAAATGCTTTGTTTGGTCCTGCATTAATAAATGTTTTATCTTTGCCGGCGCCTCTTATTGTTGCAAAAGGAGGAACGTTAATAGTTCTTGTAAGTTGATACTCACCTGGTTCTATAATAAGTTGTACTCTTGCTTGTGGTGTTCCTTTGTTTGCTGCGTTAAGGTATAGTTGATCAATAGCTCTTTGGAATGCATCTGTTTGATCTGAACCGTCGCCGTTTGCGCCGAACGAACGTATACTTACAATATCATCTAGTCTATCTTGCAGTGTTCTCTGTACAGGTGCGTTAGGAGTATTACCTGTTTGAATGTAGCCGTCAACACTTTTATAAGCATAACTATCTGCAAATTGAAAAAGATTGTCGTGTTCGCTTAGTAGTTTTGTGTTACCAACATATGGCGCACCTTCTGCTACTGCGCCGTTTCCGATGTACAATTCCTGTGTATCGATTGACCATCCTAGCTCGCCAGATGCAAGCTGAGGCAAGTTTGTTTTTCTTCCTCTTCTTAATTGAATTCTTGATATTGATACGACTGCCACGTGATTCTCCTACGCTCTTATTATGTATTTAGCCGTGTTTCTCATAATAAGTGTAGACCCTTTTCCACCATTCTTCTTTCCAATCGTCAAACTCGTCTGGCCAAATATCAAACTGTTGATACTCTCCTGCACGACTACACATAAAAACGTGTCCTTCACGTATGTCTGTGCCGTGTACTTCGTTGTGTGCTATTGCGTAGGCTGTAAGTTGTAGGAAGTAATCTTCTACCCACTCTAGCTTCTTAGGACGATTCGTCTGTTTAAAATCCATTATGCAAGGATTGCCTTTGTACTGTCCTACTAGATCAGTAGTGCCAGCATAGATACCAGGAACATAAAGTGGAACTTCGCTACCCCATATTTCATCTACATCAACCATAGCTTTTTCTTTAATTTGTGTAGCCATCATATGAGCTTGTTGTGCATACGGATTGCTGCCAGGATTTGGCCATTCGCCTGTTTCAACATACTTTTCTAAGTAGTGGTGCATCCTAGTGCCTACACCTGCTGCTTCAGTTGTAATTTCTTGTGCTTTCTTTTCGCCTACACGTTTACGCCACTCAATAAGATGT